ATTGCATCCAGCTTCGTGTTCACGGTCGTGAAGGATGCCGCTATGTCGCTGGCGTCGGCAGGGTCGGAGGGCAGATTGTCCGTCTTGGCTTTGATCGCGGCTATCTCGGTGTCCAGGAAGTCATCGATGGTGTTGACCGATGTCTTCAGCGTCTGGATGTCGGTGTAGTTCAGGCCAACCGTGCTCGAGATACCGCTGGTGATTGCGCCGAACGTGTTCGGCGTTGTGTGGCCGCTCAGCAGTTCATCGAACACGCCATCCACGATTTCGTCTCTTGCGTCGGTGGCGAGTGCGGAGGCCGTGATCGTGTTGGAGCCCATCGCACCTACCGTCACCGCGCCGCTCGAAAGGCTGATCTGCCCCGTCCCCGTGCCGGGTGACAGCAGTACGGATGCGCCGATGTCGCGCGCCGTCTGCGATGTACCGCCGAGCTGAATCGCGTCGGCCCACAGGACATCGGTGCCGAGTACGAGGGAATCGTAGGCGTTGCCGCCCATCACCATGCACCGCAGCTTGACAGGCAGCGCTCCGGATACGTGGACGTTGATTTCGAGTGGCCCTAATGTGTCCGTGTCCGTCGCGTCGAGGACCGCGTAGTAGCGCCCTGCCGCGATATGTGTGGCTCCGCCGCTGTTCTTGTTCGCTTCGCTGGTCCCGCCCGACTTCCAGATCTTGATGTCAGTGTTGGCGATGGTCAGAGCGGTCTCGGCCGTCTTTCCGTCCGTGTCGTCGAGGAATGGCCCCAGCAGGACTTCCTGCGATGCGGTGGACTGTTTGAGTGGAAAGAAGCCGATCATTTATAAAATTCCCATCTGCCGGTAGTGATGTAAGAACACAGGAAGTGCTGACCCGCCCGCGGAGGCGACGCTGTATACGCGTCTTGGTTGCGGGGGTTCGATGAAGGAGCAGGGTTCGGCGTACAGCCATGCGACCTGATCCGCGCTCAGGGCACGGTCCCAGATGACGGCTGAATGCATCCGTCCGTTGTAGTTGCCGTCTCCGAATGCGTTATCGCCCAGGCGTACTGCTACCAGGGAAGCCGTATTGAGCGTGATGGCGCTCCCGCCGCTTGCCCCCAGAGCCCCGTTCACATATACGCGGGCGAGCGAGCCGTCGTACGTACCGACGACCAGATACACCTGCCCGGCGGACATCACCTGCGTACTGTCGCCGGAGTTGATCAGCGTCGGGGCCGATCCCCCGCTGACGAAGAATGCGGCCTTGCCGGATGTCAGTCCGTACAGCAGGTTGAACTGGCTCCCCGTCGTGCCCTGGTTCCAGCAGGTCACCAGATCGCCGCGCGTGGCGACCGACGGGCGAATCCATGCGGCTACCGTGATGCGGTTCGTTGTGACCGGCGAACCGGAACTGCACAGGACGCGATTCGTCGCTGATGTCGAGAAGTCGATGCCTTCCGGATGCCACACGGCATCGCTGGAGCCGTGGTTGTGTCCCGCGATGTCGATTACGGTTCCGCTCTGCGAGTTCAGGAGCCAGCAGGCTTTTATGCCGTTCGCAAGCGCGCTGCCCCAGTTGATGCCTGAGCCGAACGCCGGCTTCTCCTGAACGGCGGGTCGGTAACGCATCAGGCGATCTCGTCGTTATAGGTGCGGAAGCTCAGCACATTCTCGTTGTCCGTGTTCGTCATGGCCTGCCCGCTGTTGTTCTTCACCAGGGGCTTGAAATCGAACGGCGGCATTACGATGGTCCGGCTGCCCGTGCCCACGCGCTGAGCAGTCGTGACCGCACGAACGGGAAGAGTGGCAACCAGATAGGTCAGCGGCGGATCCGTGCTCGCATCGCCGTCTCCGTAATTCGTGCCGTCCACGGCAGGGATGAAGTACACATCAACGTATCCGCCCGCGGAAGGCGCCGAGGCGAACCGGCAGAGAAGATCCAGCGAGCAGTACTGATCCTTTGCCGTCGCCTGAGAGACGGCGTTGCCCAGCACTTTCCCGGCGTTCGCGAGATTCTTGAGTGTTGGACTGGAAGCAGCCCCTGCGATCAGCGTGGTATACGAGCCCGGCGATGCCCACTTTACTGTTGCCATAAGTCGTCAAAATCTCCCTGTAATTACTCCGCCACCACGCCGCACCGCCGCACCGTGTACCGTGCCAGTAGTTTCGTCATTTGTCGTTGTCTTCTTATCCGGCCATCCAGCCGGAGCCGCCTGCGGAGAAGCGATGTTCGGTTTTCTTCTTGACCGGCTTCGTCTTCATACGCTCCCGGCCGCTCACGCACAGATACCTGGTCGCGTCCATCAGGTGGTCATCGCGCTTGACGATCTTCCCGTTGCCCTTGTCGTCGCGGTGATACTTGCGGAACTCGGCAAACCAGCTCTGGCAGTTGCGCATGATCTTCATCCTTCCGCCGACTAAGAGCTGCCAGACTTCGGCGATGCCTGCTTCGACAGCGTTTACCGCCGGCTGCAGATCGAGACCCAGCTTGCTGTAGATGTCCATCAGCGTGCGGCCGTCAATCTGGCTCGAGCCGAGACATGCCGGATCGATCACGCCGGGAATCCATTCCCCGCGGCCTTTGATCGCTGCTGCGTGAGACGGTGGTTCGCCCTGCCCCTGGTAGTGCTCCGAGTACAGGTAGACCACACCGGAAGCCGGGTCCTTCGCGCCCCAGATCACCGCCGTTCTATTCCAGCCGACGTCCATTCCATAGGCTCTGGGCCATTCGTCCGGTATCGGGAAGGGCTCCACCGCGATCTCGCTCTCCGGTATCGGGTAGATCGCACCCGCTCCGAGCGATGGCTCGCCTTTCGTACGCGCGTCCAGCTGATACGGAGGCGTGGTTGCGATTAACGCCTGTTTCTCGTACTCAGGGATATGCGGGACGTGATCCCAGCCTGCCTGGATGTACCACTTGAAGTCCCTTGCCGCTTCATTCTCCGGCTCGAGGAAACTGTTGACGACGTCGCTTCGTCCCTGCAGCGGTGTAAACGTGGTCAGTACGATTCCGCCCGTCGTTGCCGTGCGGAACAGCATCTCGGTGTAGCAGTCAAGGGGCGGCTCCTCGTCGCACCAGATGACATGCTTGGCCGTTCCCTCGAAGGCCGGCCTTCCCTGCTGGTATGTCTTCAGCCCGAGTAAACTCGTTCCCCCGGAGACGTGCCTGATCCATGCCGTCTCGATGCCGCCGTTCGTCCCTGATCGCGCCGTGGTCTTGCCGATCAGGTCGCCGGGGATCATCCCCGTGCCGATCGCATTCACCGGGCCGAAGAGCTTCGACTGCACGATGTCGCGCGTCGTCTCCGTCGTCGTGCCGCAGGCCCACGCCTCGATGGGATTGCGGAATCGCTTCCCCGTCCACCAGTGCGGATACTTTCCGGTCAGGTGGCAGGCCGTCTCGTAGGCGCCCGATTCGGACTTGCCCACACGGTTGGCGGCCATGAAGAGCCGCTCCTTGTACTTCGATCCCGCCTCGAAGAACTCGACGTGTTTCGGATACAGCTCCCGGCGGAAGTTCCCTGTATCGGGAAAGAACGTCGCGATCTTATTCCTCTTCCGCCGCAGGATCTCCGCTTCGATCGCCGCGGGGCTGAGTAACCGCGTCAGCGAGGCGGCGGAGCTGTTCAAGCTGTTCATCCGTCAGATTGGTCAGGTCGATCGAAGAGCGTAAGGGCTTGCCGCCCGGGCCGGATATCTCGCCCCTGAAGTTCTCTCGGAACTTGTCCGGCTTGGCTCCCTTGAGCAGGAAGATCAGAAGGTTCGTGTCCTTCTTGCGGATCGTCAGCGGTCGCAGTAACGGCTGTCCGTCCTCTTTCGTGACGAGATTGCCGTCGTCATCCGTAACGGGCGTGTACTGCATCTCGCCCTTGTAGATGACCGGCTCTTCCCATCCCTCTACCGCTCTCGTCCTTGCTTCTTCCTCGAGGGCGTCACAGGCTTCTTCGTGTGCGATCGCAAAGGCCTCGGCGTATTCCGGGTCTTCCATCCAGCGGTAATGATCGGTACGGTGTACCTGTGCGCTGCGCGCGGCACGGCTGATATTCCCGCAGACTCTGTAGGCGCTCAGAAATGCGCTCTGTCTGACCGACAGAGGCGCGGACGCAGTGGAGTCTGTGTCCGCATCCTCGGTCAGAGGCCGGGTGGCGTCCGGATCCGCCGCGCGGCCGTTACATTCGTTTGTTTCCATGCAATGAATAAATTGGTGCGTACCCGGCGCGAAGTGTTCGGTGTCGGCTATTCTTCAGCTAACGAGGCGCATGAGAAAGCGCGTCAGCTCAGCGAAGACCCGCCCAAAGGCTGGATCAAAGGCTCGTTCAAAGCGCAGTCGCAGCGCACCGTCCACACTGCAAAGCGATCCTGTACCATCACCGGAGATCGCCAGCTGTAATCGTCTGTCTGTCTCTGTTCCGTGTCAGTGCAGATGTAAAGGCTGGACGAAACTCCTGCATGTCGTCCTCAGGAGGGCTTACTGCAGGACCTGCTGTCCGGTCTGTTGTAAACCTGTATCTAAATGACCAGATCACCCTCAGAAGCCCTCGACAAGTCCGCTTGGGGACCGGGTCCCTGGCAGGATGAACCCGACAGGGTTGATTTCGTTCATGCCGGGTTCGCCTGTTTCGCCAAACGTGGGCCGGCAGGCAGCTGGTGCGGCTATGTCGGTGTTCCGTCAGATCATCCCGCGTACGGCAAGGAATACGACGACGTCGACGTCGATGTCCATGGCGGTCTCACGTACTCAGACCGGTGTCAGGGAGAACTCTGTCATATTCCCGAGCCCGGAATGCCGGACGATGTCTGGTGGTTTGGCTTCGACTGCGCGCATTTGCTCGACCTCTCGCCGGGGCGGAACAGCCGTATGCGATCCACGGGCATGAGCCATGACCCGGAATTCTTTCGCGAGGTCTACCGCGATCTGTCCTACGTCCGGAGTCAAATCGAGAGTCTCGCCGAACAGCTCCGCGCTATGGAGCGGAAGTGAATCCTTCCGATCACGTCTGCGCCGAATCCTGGGATGGCGAAGGCCAGCCCGGCTACTGCCGTCACTGCGGCAGACTCATCACGCAGCAAAAGCCAGATGAGGTTTCAGAGCCTCCAGCATCAGCAGGCGTTCCTCGGGAGTCAGTGTCTCCAGTGCCCGTATCAGCTGATCGCGGTCTCTGACCTGCTTTGCGGTCTTCACGATCTCGTGCCTCATATTCAGGGCCCGGTGATGATCGGCCAGCTCTCTGGCTTCCCGTCTCTTCTGTCGTCGTGACCTGGTCATGTCCCTCGTTTGATCGCTGCCCAGCGGGCTTTCTGCGCCTCGCTGATCCGCCTCCGGCCGTCCGCGGTCATGTGCCCGCGCTTCTTCCCCGGCGGCCGTCCTCTGCGCTTCGGCGTCGTGGCGCTGCCGATCGTTCTCAGCGCGGATAGTGCGCTGTCAATTCCCGCGAGTCTTGCTTCCAGTTCGCTGACAATTCCGGAAATGTCGATCATGATTCCCAGTCTTCCTCAACTTCGAGGATGACGTGGCCGATGCAGTCCGCTTCTCCGTGATCTTCGGGTGTTTCCACCTTGCGGGATGAAAGAAATCCGATGCCCCGGTACAGCTCCAGCTCGGCCCCGTCAGGGCCGTAGAGCTTTATCCGCGACATGTCAGGTGTACTTTTGAATCAGACCACTTCGACTGGCTGCCAACACGGGGTGGCGTCTTTATTTCTCCCGCGCCGCCCCGAATTTCCGTTTATTCCGTCGTCATTCGTTCCCAGGCTTTCGTGACCCGCTGCCACATCTCGAGCGATATATGCCCTTCCGTCAGGGCCTGCGCGTACTCGTTCCATCTCTGGACGAAAGTCTGCGCCTCCTGCTGGGTGGTCGGAACCTTGCGGTTCGGTGTACTGCAGAGTGCTGTACGTTTCTGGCACCCGCATAGAGCCAGCAGGCATAGGCAGGCGGCGATTTTCAGCCAGTAGGGGAGGCGGAAGGCCTCGCCGTAATACTGGTCCAGCCGGTGCCGCGTCCCGGTATCACGTGATACCGGACGGCTGAACTTCCTGTCTTCCTCCCTCGCCAGCAGCAGGCACGAACGGCCGCAGTACCTGCGTCCCGCGGGAATCGCGTGGTCGCAGTGCTCGCAGTGATTCATGTTCAGAACGTGAAGACACACAGCGCCGGCGGAAGAATGATGATCGGTTCTTCCGGCATGTGTTGTTCCTGAAATGTTCGGTTTCTACAATGAAAACGGCGCGGGTTTCAGCGGCCAGCCCTCCGCTGATGAGAACAGGGACAGGGCGAGCAGGAGTGTTCCCGTCCCCGTGTCACACGGATTAATCGAATGATTAAGCTTCGAGCGATTCGTTCACGCGGATAATCTTGTGCTCGATCGCGTACTTGACCAGATGCGCTGTCGAGTGGATATCCAGCTTCCGCATCAGGTTGTATTTGTGGGCGTCCACGGTCTTCACCGCCAGTCCGGCCTCGCGGGCGATGTCCTTGACCGTGTTTCCCTCGGCTAAGAGCTTCAGGAATTCCTTCTCTCTCTTCGTCAGGGCGTCGGCGCCGGTCTTCCGCTGCCTTCCGGACTCGTAGACATCGATCAGGCGGGACAGCAGATGCCCGGGCAGATAGTTTGACCCGGATCCTACCTGAGCGATCGCGCTCGTCAGCTCCTGGCCGCCGGCGGATTTCAGTACGAGGCCGTGCCCGGCCGCCATGCACTGCGTCAGGTAACCTTCGTCGTCGTACATCGAGCAGAACAGAACCCGGGTTTCCGGCCGCTCTCTGCGGATCTGTCTCGCCGCGTCAAAGGTCGGTGTGCCCGGCATCGAGATGTCCATCAGGATGACGTCGGGCTTGAGCTCCGTCGCCAGCGTGATGGCCTCTCCGGCGTCGGAGGCCTCGCCCACTACATCCCAGTGAGCCTGCGCCGAGAGGATCTGACGCAGTCCCTCGCGCACCAGCCTGTGATCGTCAGCGATGAGGATACGCACTATTCCTCACCGCGCAAAATAAGCAGCAAAGTAAACCACCCCAAAATGATGAAGTAATACTTTAATTGTCCCTCAGAGGCCTCTGCGCGATCGTCATTCGCGTGTGCCTGTCCGGTGGTTTTCCGGGGGGCTGGCTGCGGTCTTTCGGGGGTTGAGTTCAGGCGTAGCAGATCGTAGTTGATCTTCATTAAGCACTTTCACCGTCGAAGACCACTACGGCGGATGGAAACGGTGCGCTGTTCTGGCTGTCGCCAAACTTGAGCCTTCCCCGAACGAACCGGATCTCAGCTGCTTTCGCGGCGTAATCGTGCCACCACGCCGTATCTGTCCTCGCCGGTACAAGGCACACGACAGTGGCGCCCTGCTGGGCGGACGTATAAGCCTTCTGCATCCATGCGCTGATTTCCCGCCCGTATGGAGGGTTCATCCAGCACACGCCTGTCCAGCTCTGTGCCAGCCCGTCATCTGCGCGCGTGAAGTACCGCGTGCATTTCGCGTTCTCCGGTGTCGCACAGACGTCCAGTGTGAACCGGAACTCGGCATTCAGCCGGTCAAAGAAGTCTTGCGGGGTTGCCCAGAGATCCGTCCGCGAACTGAATAGAACCCGGTTCATACTACGCGAGCCTCAGCTCGTCCACGTCGAACAGAGCCGATGTGTTCTGCATGCGCTCCAGCTGCACGGTAACTGTTCGCCCGTTGACTTCCGTTACCGTTCCCGCTTCACCCGCCCAGCTCGGCAGCTCTTCGGAGAAGATGCGGACCCGTGCGCCGGGCTCGAGTGTGTTCATGGCAGATGATCCGCGCCGTTGTCGATCTCGGCAATTCTCGTTTCCAGCCGTCGCCGCCGCCGCTGCGCCATGTTCATCTCCCAGGCGAGCAGCCGCCGGCTGACCTCTCGCGCGCGCGTAGAGGTGTCGCAGAGTGTCGCGCCGAAGGGCGTCAGGGTGCTCGAAATCGGGCCCAGAAAGGCCAGATTCGACCTGGTGTTTCTAGTCTTTTTCACCACTTCCGGGCTTTCGTCGAACGGGGAATCAATCACTTGCGGGTTATGCGGCACAGGGGTAACTCGCGGTAATCACTAATTGGTCTTCTCAGCGGAGATGAGCCGGTCCAGCTTGCTCTCGATCCGGTCCAGCTGCTGACCGCGGAGCTGCTCGCTCTTCTCCAGACTGGCGATCCGGCCGTGCATCGTCGCTCCCCAGGCCACCACCGGCGCCAGTGCCATCGCGATGGCGAGAAACAGGGTGAGCAGGCCCACGGTGAGGGGTCTGCGTTCGTGTTCCATGGGTCGGTCTCTAGGGTGTAGGTCTGAGGCAGTCGCGGATGACTGCGGTGAAAACCGGTCGCAATTCGGTGCGGATGAAATCGAATGTCAGGCAGCCGGCCGGGTTGTCCATCGTTTCGTTGCGGTGCGGCATGCCGTTGCCGGATCGTCCGGCGATCGCTCCCTCGAGCAGATGCTGCATCTGAGAGGGAACC